TGCCGGCCTGGTTGTTTTGGCTCTTCTTGTAGTCGTATCAGCACTGGTCCTGCTCGTACGATTCTTGTTAGGGTCCCGAACTGTCAAATTGGTCTTGCGTCGTCGTTATTATGGGTTGAATTTGAATCCTGCTTACGCTGGCCGTGATCATGTCTCCGTTGATCGTGCGCCGTTCAAGGTTCCTAACCCTATTGGGAGGGGGGAGGTTTTGAATGATGCGACTTTCCGGGTATCGGTTACTGAGTATAATTTTCCCATTTCGAAATGGTTTTTGGATGATTTGGCGAGGTGCTACAACAAGGTGACTGACATTGCGTTGCCTGTTCCTAACTTGGGCTTGGCTGCGGTAGTGAAGAACTATGATCTACATGTTGCTACTTTTGAGGATGTTTATTTCATGATGTTTAATTATCTGGAGACTGCTTATCGTTCTTTCCGTTGTCATCAACAGGGTAAGCGGTTGTTACATTCTCAGCGATTGTATCTTTTTGGTCGTTATGTGATGCCGAAGATAACGAGTCACATGATGTCAAAGGTTGATTATCGAGTGAGTGGTGAATTGCTGCCCGTGTATGCGAATGCTGTTGTTGCTACTTTTTTGCGAAACACGAATCGTGGTACCATGTATATGGATCTTGTCAACTCCTTGGACCTTTCTTTGGTGAAATTTTGTAACAATTCGTTGAAACACGCTTTGAAATTGATTGTGCCTGAATCTTGGTATGAACAAGTGTATTCAGCGGTCCATTTTCAGGAATCCGTAGTGGGGTGCGGTCTGGTCGGAAGTTCCTCCGACCTCTAAATATTTATCAACATTTAGATTTGGGCGACTTGGAAGGAGCATTTCCAATTCGTCCAGTTGAGAAGGCCTTTGAGATTACTGGTCTGAACACTTCTGTTCGTCCCTTTGCAATGAACTTGTTTGGGGACACGGAGTCTGTTCCCTTCTCAACAAATACCGTGGATCCTCTTCAGACTCATGTTGGTTATCGAAAGAGGATCAACCCCATCATGCCTGCGGTTTCCCGAAACTTGTTACCTGAGCTTCGTGCCTTCACTCAAGAGTACTTGAAGACACATTTTGTTCCTCTGCCTCCTGTTCATGATACGTTGGATCGTGTTGAGGATTGGCTATCTCATTGTTCTAGTTACACTGAGTTGAGAAAGCAACAGCTTCGTGATGCTATTGCTAGAAGAGTGGACATTAACGGTAATTTTGTCGATTTACTTGAGAGTGATTATGAAATGAAGTCTTTTGTTAAGCGGGAGTTTTATGAAGAGGCGAAGCCGTGTCGTCTCATCAATTCTCGGTCCGACAAATTCAAAGCTAGAGTTGGATACTTCATTCATGCGATCGAGGATCAGGTTTATCGCGATGCTCATTTTGTCAAGGGTGTGGATACTAGATTGCTTCCTGAACGCTTGGTTCGCTTACGAAGGTTCAAATGGATTCTCGAAACAGACTATTCCTCGTTTGAGTCTGGCTTTTCTGTTCCTTATTGTGACTGTGTTGAGTTGGAAATGTTTCGGTATTTCTTGCAAAACAATCCCGTGATTTTGCAACTTGTTCTTCGTTGTTATTATCGGCGGGGTCGTGCGCGTGTTCAGTTAATGAAAGGGAGAAAGTATGTGGCCAGAGTTGTTGGGACTCGGATGTCCGGTGAATTGTGGACGAGTCTTGCAAATGGATTCTCAAATTTAATTAATTGTGCCTTCTTGATGAAGAGGCACAACGAGGAGTGGGATGGTTTCTTTGAAGGTGATGATGGGCTCATTGGAATGAATGAGCCGGTTTTGACTGCTCAGGATTTTGCTCAATTGGGTTTCAAGATTAAGATGTGTTATGGAAATGACTTATCTCATTCATCATTTTGTG